GCACCAGCGACCGCGCCTGCCCCGGCAAAATACTATCTGGAGCTGGATCAGGCCGACCTTAACGCAGTGTCAGAGGCGCTGCTCGGCCTACCGAAGCGGGTGGCCGATCCCTTGATCCTGAAGCTGAACGGCCAACTGCAGGCGCAGGAGCAGCTGAAGGCCGCGGCCGACAAGTCGATCGACGACGCTGTGGCAAAGGCTAAAAAGCACAGGTGACCACATGATTTAACAGGAGAGGCGAATGAACGCGCTCGATTACGCTGCCACCTACGCCGTCTACGTGATCAGCACCGGCGTGACGATTTTCGTGATCCTACGCGGCTGGGCTTACGTCCTGTCCGCCGGCAACGAATGAGCGTCCCGATGCCCCAAGAAATGCCGCTCTACGTTTGCCACAAGCGCGTCCGCGCGCTGGAGATACAGGTAATCGGTTCCTACAACAAAGACGAAGGAGACGACAAGCTGCGTCGGCGCATCGCTCTCAAATACCCAGATGGCGAGTTCCTGACGGTGAACATCGAGGCCGAGTTGTTCACCCGTTATATGCCGATGCCGGGTGACTTCTACGTGATTTACGATGACGACTACCGCTCGTTCTCTCCGCGCAAGGCGTTCCTTGAGGGCTACAGCCTAGCCAGCGAGCAAAATGTGCTGATGGAGCGTCTCAACGACGTCTCCATGGCCGGCTCTGGAGTGGCGCCGACATGGCTGGCGGGGGACGATTTCGTTCAGCAACTCGCCCGCGTCGCGCGCGAGGCCTACGTCACCATCAACAGCTTGAAGCACCAACTGGAGACCAGAGATCGTGAAAATACAAAAACCCGGACCGAGCCTGATCAAGCCTGACGGCTCAGTAGCCGAGACCATGTCGCCGGCGCAGCAGGAGTGCATCCAGCTGCTGGAGCAGATCTTGGCGAGCGCGAGGAAGGGCGAGGTCCATGCTCTGGCGATCGTGGCGGTAGGGCCGTTTGACTTCGGTGTTGCGATTGCCGGGTCCGATGCCCCGAAGCTGTATTTGGGCTGCGGAACGGCGATGCGTACGCTGGAGCAGCGTACCAGCGGGGGCGGTGGTCGCACCGTATTGCACCGGTGAGGGCTATCTATCGCCTTCGCCATTGGCACCGGGTGTCGCGTGTCTTCGATCGGCACGCGATGCTGCGCCATCAGGGCGGCGAGGTCTGGAGTTTAGGATGATCGATCCTCTGGTGGAGAAGGTCGCCCGAGCCTTGTGCGACAATCACCTGGAACATGCAGGTGGCGCCGACGGGGAGGCGCTTGTGGCCGGCACCCCAAACTGGAAGTTCTTTACCCGCGACGCCGAGACGGCGATTCGGGTAATCGAACAGCAGCACAAAGGAAGCTGAGTTCACGGCCTAAAGCATCGATGTGACCACTGAGGAACCCCCTATGAGCGACGAAGATTTCAAGTGCGTCTGCATCGCCTGCCGCAAGCAGATGAAAAACTATATGTCGGACGGCTTACAGCCTGACGGCGGCATCGCCTTTTATTCAAAGGGCCACTACGGATCGACCATCTTCGACCCGATGGACGGCTCCTATCTCGAAATCGTGGTTTGTGACGAGTGTGTCAGCAAGGCCGCCGCGGAGGGCTTGGTCTTCCACGCCGAAATGATGCAACTCGCAAAATACAAAACCGAACGCTGGGACGGCAAGGATCACGGCTGGGAAGCGGCCGAGACCGAGGCAGTGGCGCCCATAGCCTCTGATCGCTGGACTATCACGTCGCGCCGCAAGTTGTCCGAGCGGATCTCGTGGGCTTGGGCTCTGCTGTTCCGGTGGCCCAGGGTTCAGCGGTGAGGCGGGGAAAACAGTGAAACGGAATTTCGGACTAAAAAGCCGAATTGAGCCCGAGGACGTTGGGGCCGGTTCGGTCGTTGTTCTTTCGGTTTTGGCAGTTGTTGTGGTATGGCTGGCCTTTCTCCACCCGTAAAGGGGGTCGAAGGTGGCCGGACCAGCACTCGCACAGGACAACATCGAGGTCGTCATCGAGGGTGATGATACCAGCGGCGTGCACACGGACGCCGACGGCAACATTTCGATCGACCAGGACGACGGCGGCGTTGTCATCCAGCTGAACCCGCAGCGCCAGGATCATGGTGCCGAGGCCGACGACCCACAGAAGTTCTATTCGAACCTCGTCGACCGCATCGGAGAGGGGCACCTAAGCACCATCGCCAATCAACTGCACGAGGCCATCTCAGCTGACGATAATTCGCGCAGCGAATGGCTTACCAACCGGGCAGAGGCGATGGACCTGCTCGGTCTCAGGATGCAGGATCCGCGATCGGGCGACGGCGCCAGCGCCGTGGATGGGCAATCGGTCGTCACCAATCCGCTGCTTCTTGACGCGGTGATCCGCGGATGGGCGCGCGCGCAGGCCGAGCTGCTGCCGGCCGAAGGACCGTGCAAGATCGTCGACTATTCCGCGCTCCCCGAGGGGCAGAAGGATCTCCTGGGCGAGGCCTTCGAGCGCGACATGAACTACTTCCTGACGTCGACCGCCAAAGAGTTCCGGTCCGGCACGTCGCATATGCTGCTGTGGGGCTCGTTCTTCGGCGGCTCGGGCTTCAAAAAGGTCTACACCCACCCGATCAAGAAGCGCCCGTATTCCGAGGCGATCGACCCGAAAGATCTGATCGTTTCCGACGCATCGAAAGACTTCGACGAGTGCGAGCGCATCACGCATCAGATCAGCATGCGCCAGTCGGTGATGAAGCGCTATCAGGCGAAGAAGATCTATCGGCAGGTGGATCTGGCGCCGCCCAACCCGCAGCCCAATCAGGTCGACGAGCAGATCGCTTCCACACAGGGGGTGGCGGCGAACCGGCAGCGTCCCGAGGACATGCCGTACACCCTCTGGGAATGCCAGTGCGAGTTGAACCTGCCGGAGTTCCAGCCTCCCGAGTTCAAGGAGATTGAACTGCCGTACCTCGTGACGATGGACAAGGATTCGATGGTGATCCTGTCCATCCGGCGCGACTGGAAGCCGGAGGACGAGGAGTGCACCCGCAAGAAGATGTACGTGAAATATCCGTACGTCCCCGGTCCTGGATTCTACGGCACGGGTCTCGCCAACATCATCGGCAACTCGTCGGCGGCGATGACCGCGGCGTGGCGGCTGGCGCTGGACAACGGGATGTTTGCGAACTTCCCGGCTGGCCTCGTCGACAAGCTGGCCGGGCGCCAGAACACCGTCAACTTGCGAGCGGCCCCTGGTGAGTTGATCGGCATCGAAACCGGCGGCCGCGCCATCAAGGATGTGGTGGCTGACTTGCCGTTCAACGATGTCACGCCGGGCCTCATGTCGATGATCGACAAGATCACGGAGCAGGCCAAGAACGTCGGCGGCGCGCCGGAAATCCCGGTCGGCGAGGGCACGGCCAACATCCCGGTCGGCACCATGCTCGCGCACATCGAGCAGGCCACGCAGACGATCGCCGCGGTCCACAAGGACCAGCATGCGGCAATGGACGAGGAATTGGAGTTGATCGCGGATCTATTCCGCGAGAACCCGGAATCGTTCTGGAAGGGCAACAAGAACGCCAAGGGCTACTGGACGGTCGAGCTGCTGATGCAGGCGCTGAGCGAGCGCACCTTGCAGCCGCGGTCGGACCCCAACGTCCCGAGCCACATCCATCGGGTGATGAAGGCGGTTGCGTTGGTTGAGCTGAAGAACGGTCCGCTGGGCGCCCGTCTCGACGCGGACGAGGTGCTGCGCCGCGTCCTGTCCGCGATGCGCGAGGATCCGAAGGGCCTCATTCTGCCGCCCGCGCCGCAGGGCCCGAGCGCCGAAGACAAGATGGCTGAAGCCAAGGGCAAGGAGGCTGACGCCAAGATCCTGTCGGCGAAGGTCAAGCAGCAGGAGATCGAGCAAAAGCCCCAGATCACGCAGATGGAGACCGCCGGGTCGATCAAGGAGAAGACGATCGATCTTGCCAAGACGCTCATTACCCACCAGGGCGACCGCGAGGACGCCCACAACAAGCATCAGGTCGAGGTGGCGAAGCTGGCGCAGGGGGCGAACCAGGATGCCTTGCAGGCGACCAAGAACACCACCGATGCCCTGCAGGCCCACCAGGAGAACCAGCGGGCCGATCGCGAGCACGGGCTGGCCGCGGCGCAGGCAATCCACGCCATGTCGCTGGCAGATCGCCAGCACGCCCTCGCCAGCCAGCAGGCCGGTCATCAGATGCGCCAAGAGCGCGCGGAAGGTGGCCTTGCTCAGGCCGAGTTCGGTCTCAAGACCGTTGAGACTGGCCACAAGATCGAGGGTGAGAGCCGAGATCGCGATCTGGCCGAGCGCGAGTTGACAGCGAAGGTTGCGGGCGACAACGACAAGATGGGGGTGGAGCGCGTCAAGGCCGGCGTAGCGCAGCAGGACGCTGACACGCGACGCCATAGCACGCTGCATCCGCCGAAGCCGGCCGGCGGGCCGAAAAGGCCGAAGGAGAGGAAGTGATGGCGATGTCCGGAAAGGTCTTGGGCGAGCAGATGGCGGAACTCGCGCGCCTTGCTGCGCGTGAAAAGTTTCCGCCCATCTCTGAATCGCTACAGCGTCGCATCGATGTAGAATGGGACGAAGCTTTCCGGCGTGACGTCGTAGCGTTTCCATGCAATAAGGTGGGACCGCACGACACATAGCCCGCGCCGGGCGCATCAGTAGGAGCCGATAGTGGCCCATCCGTATGCCAAGTTCCGGCAGAGTAGCGTAGAGCGCTCGCGCGTCGCAGACCTCGTTCCGCAGCGCAAGAGTGGCGGCAAGGTTCACAGCGACGAGGCCGCCGACCGCAAGCTGTTCAACAAGATGTTTCGCGAGCGCGAGGAAGCGGAGGGCGAGCACGCCAAGCCCCGCGCCGACCGGCCGCGCCGCGCCGCCGGCGGCAAGGTCGGGAAAAAGGCCACGACCGTCGTCAACGTCATCACCGGCGGGCAGCAGCAGCCGCCGGCACCACCTCCGATGCCGCCTGCACCGCCCCCGCCGCCTCCAGGGCCGCCTCCTGGTGCGATGGCGCCACCTCCTGGTGCAATGCCCGGGCCTGGACCGGGCATGCCTCCTGGACCTCCTATGCGGGCGCGCGGCGGCGGCGTGAAGTCGATCGGCATGGACGTCGGCACCAAAGTCCAGCACGACAAGGCCAAGGCCGTCGACATCAAGAACATGAACCGCGGCCGGGTCGTCACCTTCAACACGGGCGGCGGCGTGGTTTCGTTCAAGGCCCGAGGTGGCCCGGTGAAGGGCGTGGTCATGAAGGGCGGAACGCCGAAAACCGCGGACCAAGATAGCAAGCTGCCGGGCGGCGCCGGCGGCGGTCTCGGCCGGTTGGCCAAGAAGAAGCTGTACTGATGGCGATTGCTGAAAGAGATCCTGTGCGCGAGTTCCGCGGCGATCCCCGTCGCCTCGCGCACAGCGTGCTTCAGCAACTCGAAGATATGCGGCGGTTCGCCGTCGAGGAGTTGGGTACGATCGAATGCAAGACCTTTGATGAGTACCGGGCGCGCCGCGGAAAGATCGAAGGTCTCGACATCGCCATCGCCGTATGCAAGGAAGTACAGCGTAAACTTGAGGCTTAGACCTCACAGCCAGCCCATGCCGGGCTCGGCGCGACCGCGTGGAAGCACCACACCAGATGACGACGACCGTCGCCCTGTTGACCGAATGGATCGAGCGCCAGTTCCCGATTGGCGAATCGACCTCTGGACCGCTCGCCGTCACGGGTGAGCGCTATGTGGTAGTCGGCCACATGATCGAGTCTCCCAAGTACCCCGGCGTTATCGAAGAAGGAGCAGCCCCCGAGGCCGGTTTCGATGAAGAGACCGCCTGCATGTCGGCGGCGAGCGCTTTTCGTGATTATGCCGAAGGCCGCACCGGGACGTTGTATTGGCGTGTGAAGCCGGAGTTGAGTTGGTCGTCCGACCATCGCCGCTGTATGGTTTACATGCGCCTCCTGATCTCCGACAAGCCTCAGGGAGGATTGTGATGCTCAAGGCAAGGCGCGCCGACATCAAGCACATTGAGGACGCGATTGCGGGCGCCGTCCTATCGTCCACCACGATGGGCGATATGAAAATCAAACATCCTGAGATCCCACCCGAGGTTTTGACGGCTGCAGCAATGCTGGCGATCCAATCCGTGACGATGGCGCTATACGGCGTCAATGACGTCGCGATCCCTGACGACATCACCCACTTCATCAACTTCGCAGAAAACGAGAAAGTCCCGTAGATGGCCCGCACCAATGCTATCGTGAAGATGCGCGAGATCGCCGAGTCCTCGACTAACCCGAAGGAGGCAATCCTCAAGGCCCTCGGAAAGCACGACACCCAGGTGTTGCATTCCAAGGTGCTGGTGGCGACCTACGTCCGCCCGGCGAAGACGGCCAGCGGCATCTACATGCCGGACAAGACGGTCGAAGAGGACCGCTACCAGGGCACGATCTTCCTGGTGATCGCACTCGGCAAGGGCGCCTTCAAGGACGACAACATCGCGCAGTTCAACGGCGACACGCTGAAGGTCGGCGACTGGGTGATGGGCGTCGCCGGTGACGGCATCTCGATGTTCATCAACGGCGTGCCGTGCCGGCTGTTCGACGACACGCGCATCCTGATGAAGGTCAAAGATCCGGAGCTATATTTCTGATGCCACGGGAGATGCGCAGCACCGCTCAAGTCATTCTCGACACCCTCTTCCCAGTCCTATCGATCGTGCATCTCGGGGAAGGCCCGAAGGATCGTGAGGACTGTATGGAGTGGGCTCGCAACTCCCTGCGTGAGCGCGGCTTAGACGTTGTCCCGATGGGGATGTGCCACGCCGTTCTGCGTGAGCCTGTCCTATGCAAAGAAGACCCAGATTGGGATTGGTGGTTGAAGTTGCCGCAGGAGCATCGCGGCGCGATCGTCCAGCACTATCGAGCCCTCATCAAGGAGATCAAGTAAATGGCCGGCGAAGACGACGAAGTGATCATCAACTTGCAGGGCGACACCACCAATGGTGAAGTGGTCGTAGTTGAAGACGCCGGCAAGAAGGCCGGTGGCACCGCAGTTTCATTCAACGATGACGACGGCGATCCGCTTGCGGATCTCAAGACTCAGTTCACGCAGATGACCGGGCGCCTGCAGAACGTGGTCGCCGACACCCAGCAGCAGTTGGCTGAGACCCAGCAGCGCCTGCAGCGCACCGAGGCGAAGGTCGTCACCAACGAGATCGATACTATCGAGGGTGGGATCCAGCAGCTGGACGCCGATGCCGACGCGGCGCAGGCTGCCTACCAGCAGGCCTTCGAGGCAGGCGATGGTGCGGCGATGGCGAGAGCCCAGCGCGCGATGTCTCGTGCGGAGGTCCAGCGCAACGAGCTTGTGCAGGCCCGGGATGCTATGAAGCGCGACTCCCAGCGAAAGCCTGCCGGAGATCAGCAACAGCGCCAGCAGCCTCGGCAGACCCAGCAAGACCCCGTTGAAGCTGTGGCATCAACACTCTCGCCGAAGTCGGCGGCCTGGATCCGCTCCCACCCGCAGTGCATCACCGACCCCAAGATGAACGCGCGCATGATGGCGGCGCACAATCTTGCGCTGGCCGACGACATTGCCGTGGACAGCGACGAGTATTTCCAGCGCATCGAGCAGGGAATCAAGCAGAGCGTGACCAAGAGCGATCAGAAGCAGGCTGGAGATGGTCGTCGCCCCAGCTCGGCCGCAACATCCGGTACCGGCGCCGGCGGCGGCATGAATGGCGGAACGGTGCAGGTCAAGTTGACCGCCGGCGAAGCGCGCTCGGCAACCGACGGCACGCTGATCTGGAACTACGACGATCCGAGCCCGCAAAAGCGGTTCAAGAAGGGCGACCCGATCGGCCTCGCCGAGATGGCGCGCCGCAAGCACGAAGGCATAAAGTTGGGCCTCTACGATCGCAACAACATCGAGGCCTGATCGTGGACAAGGCCAGTCATGTCTTCAAGGACCAGCGGCAGTTCATCCAGGATCTCTGGGGTGCTGGGTTTACGATTGTCCGGCGCGGGTCAGACCCCTTCGAGATCGACCAGCGGCTTATCCCGCGAGGGATGTCCTACCAGTGGAATCCGATCAATCCTGACGGTGGTGTGAAGGTCGCGGCTGATCCTGGATGGCGCCCTGTCCCCTATTCGCGCCACGAGGGCGTCTTCGCCCCTTGGGGCACTCCAGGGGACATCGAGATCGGCGGCCTGAAGCTATGCGAGCGCGCTCTGGCTGAAGTCGAGATCGCGCGCAAGGCGCCGCGCGAGGCGGCGGCGCGGATGGTGGATGATTGGGCGGCCAAGGCTGCTGCCGACGGCATCACCGGCTCTGTCCGTGTCGCGACGCAGCTGCAGCCCGGCAAACTGGATGCCGTTGAGCAGTTGAACTTCGGGGGCGATGGAGAAGATCTTGTCCCGCTAGCCGACGTCGTCGAGGTGTCGAAGACGCGCACGATCGAGACCACCGTGGGCATTCCCCCGGACATGGGGCCGCATGTGCTGGCCATCTTCCAGGAACGTGATCGGCTTGAGACCGAGGTGGTGCGCAAGGATCGCACCCTTGCGCCGGGCCCGATCGCGGACAAATTCTATGCGGCTGTCGAGGCCGATCCGGGCGCGCCATGGTGGCCCACCCTCCGCGCCATCCTCTTGCCGATCGCTGCCGACAATGTGCGCGCTAACCTGAAGAAGGGAACGAACGATGACCGAACCGATGGAAATTGATCAGGCGCCGGTGCGCAAGAAGCCGGGCCCGCCGAAGGGTTCGCGCCGTGGCCCAATCGCGGCGAAGCCTCAGCCGAAGCAGCAGGCGCAGGCCGCTCCCGCGGTACGGCGCGCGGCTCCTCGTGCTGTGCCTCCGCGCGCAGAATCGGCCAGAGACCTTGCGCGCGAGAACCCTCGGGATGGCGCGGTGGTCGCGCTGTCTCGTGACGGCACGCGGCTCACGCGCCGCCGCATCGCTTCCGGAGACCCGCTGGATGTGCCGAAGAACGAGATCCCGGCCGGGTGGGACTACCAGTGGAATCCTGTGACGGTGCTGAACAAGGGCATCAACGAGGTACTGCAGGGCGACCTATTGATGTACCAGAACGGTTGGCGTCCGGTACCTGCCTCGCGTCATCCCGGCCGGTGGACGCCGGTTGGCTTCGAGGGTGAAATCGTTCACCAGGGCCTGCGCCTAGAGGAGCGTCCCATGTCGCTGTCCCAGGAGGCCCGCGAGGAGGACGAAAAGATCGCCCGCGCCCAGGTTCGGGATCGTACCGATGCGCTGAAGATGACACAGAAATCGCTGCCCGGCGCCAACGTGTCGCGCAAGCGCGGTCAGGCCGGCGGCCTCAAAATCGATTTCAGTGACGACGGCCACGACATCCCGCGGCCGGAGCATGAGCTGGACGGGGACGACGAGATTTGAGCCGGTATCGGCTGCAGATGCTGATCTTCATCGCGGGGCACCATCGATCGGTGCCCCGTAATCTTATCATTCTCAGGTTGAGGCGCTAATGGCCAAGGTTTTTGTCTTCGTGCCGGCCTATGGTCGGCAGATTACCACCACGACGTTCGAGACGACGCACGGGCTCATGAGCGCGCTCAGCGCGAAAGGAATCCACGCCTCGATCGGCTCGTTCTCATGGCCAGACATTGAGGAGATCCGCAACGTCGTCCTGTCCTATTGGTACGACGTCATGAAGGATTTTACTCACCTTCTGTTCATCGACGCCGACGTCGGTTTCCCGCCGCAGATGGTGATCGACATGCTGACGTTTGGAGAGCCCTTGGTGGGCGCGACGTATCCCAAAAAGACGCTGCCGATCGAATTTGTCGGGTCCGGTATCGAGGCGCCGGACTTTCGCAAGGGGTTCATCGAGGTCGAGGGGCTAGGATTTGGCTGCGTGCTGATTCGGCGCGATGCGATCCCGCCGATGATCGAGAAATTTCCGGACAAGATTTATCCCTACATCGCGGTGCCGGACATGAGGTGGGATGGTCCGGAGCGGACGCTCGGCTTCTTCGATTGCATGCGGATCGACCGTGGCAAGGTGAGCGAAGACATTTCGTTTTGCCGCCGCTATCGCGAGGCCGGCGGCAAGGTGTGGATGTCGACCGCATACACGACATCGCACGAGGGTCCGTTCCTGTTCTCCGGGTGCTTCGCCAAGCACCGGGAGGCCAAGATTGAGGAAAAGCAAGCGGCTGAATGACCGCGATGCTGTTGACAGCGTCGGAACTTTCGCATAGGGAAGATTTCGACGCTGATTATTTCAGCACGTTGATCCGCCAGATGGCCTGATCAACCCGGCAGACGCCCTGCCACTCTACCGACAGCAAGCCGCAGTCGGCCGAAACCCAGGCGTATCATCCCAGCCGTGCGTGCTCGGAGAGGCCTCCGTTTAACCGGAGCGATTTCTCGTGGCCAACACCCAGGCGACTTTTGGCTTCCGCCACATCGGATATACCTCCGGCGGTGCCCCCGACTATCAGCTTGCAACCGGCCTTATCGCGTCGGCCAACACCACCAAGATTTTTCGCGGCGACCCCGTCATCTACGACCCGACCACGGGCAAGGTGAAGCAGGCCGCGGCAGGAGCAACGCAGGCGCTGGCCGGCGTCTTCGACGGTTGCGTCTATACGCCCGTAGGTGGCACACCGCAGTGGTCGCCGTTCTGGCCGGGCGCGGGCGCCTCGGTTGACCCGACCGCCTACATCATCAACGCGCCGAATGCGCTGTTCCTGGTGGCGGCCCTCAACACTTCGATCGTGACCGCCAACATCGGCGAGAACGTCGACTTCAACATCGGTACCGGCAACACTTCCACGGGGTTCTCCGGCGCCACCGTTGAGCAGACGTCGCTCAACACCACGAACACGCTGCCGTTCCGCATCGTCGCTCCCGTCACCACCTCCGGCAACTTCGGCGTGGTCGGCAATGGCGGCGATCCGACGACGCCGTACGGCTGGTGTGTCGTGACGTTCAACAACACCACCTTCAAGCAGCTCCAGGGTCTGGCGTAACGCCTGACCTGACCTCAAGGGGATAATCGATGCCTATTGCACTTGCGAGTATCCGGTCGGAGCTGCTGCCGGGCCTCTTTGACGTCCGTGGCTCTTACGAGATGATCCCGCGCCAGTGGGACAAGGTCTTCAAGACCCACAAGTCGGCGATGGCGGTCGAGCGTTCGACCCAGATGGCGTTCGTGGCGCTGCCGTTCCTGAAGGATGAAGGCGCGGCGACGCAGTTCGACAACAACGCCGGCGAGCGCTTCACCTGGGCCTTCGTGCACATCGAGGTCGCTCTTGGCTATGCGATCACCCGCAAGGCGATCGACGACAACCTCTACAAGGCGCAGTTCAATCCGACCAACCTGAAGCTCCAGGAAGCGTTCGCGCAGTTCAAGGAGATCCAGGGCGCCAACGTCCTGAACCTCGGCAACGTCTACAACAGCAGCCAGATCGGCGACGGTGTAGCGCTGTTCTCGACGGCCCACCCGTGGGACCAGGGCACTTGGGCCAACACGTCCTCGACGCCGAAGTCGCTGAACGAAACGTCGCTGCTTGCCGTCATGGCGAACGTGCGCTCGAACTTCGTCAACGAGCGCGGCCTGAAGATCCTGGCCCGTGCGCGCCGACTGGTCGTGCCGGTCAACCTGCAGCCGGTTGCGATCCGCCTGCTCAAGACCGAGCTTCGCCCGGGCACGGCCGACAACGACGTGAACGCCATCCTCACGACCTCCGGCGGCCTGCCGGAAGGTTTCCTGGTGATGGACTTCCTCACCTCGAATTTCGCGTGGTTCATCACGACGAACATCGAGGGTCTGATCCACATGATGCGCATCCCGTACGAGAGCGACATGTGGGTCGACAACATCACCGACAACCTGCTGGTCAAGGCCTACGAGCGTTATTCGTTCGGCTACAACGACCCGCGCGCGGCCTGGGGTGAGTTTCCGACCTCGTAAGGGGTCGGGCACTTACTTCGCAGCAATTGAGGATCGAGCATGGCCGTACAGGCGCAAATCGTTGCACCTCTGGTTCAGAACGGTGTGTCCGGATCGGCCTTTGTCGGTCCGGTCGTCTCCGGCAACCATATGGGCCCGAATGTGTCCGGCGTGGGCCCAAATCTCGGCCTGTCGGTCTGCATGCAGGAGATCGTGCTTAACTCCAACGGCACGAACGCCGTTAGCGGCACGGTCTATCTACCCAAGCATTCGGTGATTATCGACATCATTGCGGACACGCTGACAGCCTGGAACTCGGCGACCTCCGACACTTTGTCGGTCGGCACCGCGGCGGCCGGCACACAATATGCGAGCGGGGTCGACACCAAGACGGCGGCGGGGCGTACGCGCCCGACGTTTACGGCAACCCAACTCAGCAATATGCAGGACACCGGCTCAAATGAAGCCGTGGTCGCCACCATCACGCCAGTTGGCTCTGCCTCCGCAGGTCAGACCGTGGTAACCATCGTCTACGTGCAGACCGTCAACTGGCAGAACCCGTAACGGGTGAGGCCTGAAGGAGAGAGAGATGGCCGAAAAAGTTTCGGGCAACCCCAACGTCTTCAAGGAAGCTGCCGAGCGCAAGCGTGGCGGCCGCATTGAGAACCTGAAGAAGGGCAAGAAGCATCACGGCAAGCCGGAAGGCGAGATGGCCAAGATGCGGATGGATCGCCCGCGTCGCATGAGCGGCGGTCGGTGCGGCTCAGACAAGAATCCGTTCTCGTCGGCCCACAAGACCTCGTCGGCCAGCAAGAGCGCGGACTGATTGCCGTGGCGAAGCTGACGTCCCAGGAGCGGAAGGATCTACCGGCGAAGGAATTTGCCGGGCCCGACCGCTCCTATCCAATTCCGGACGCCAGCCACGCACGCAATGCGCTGAGCCGGGTGAGCCAGTACGGCTACCCCGAATTGAAGGAACGAGTACGGGCTGCCGTACACCGCAAGTTCCCCGGCATCGGACAGGGCGACTGAGCGGTCCACCAGGAGATCGCTACAGTGCTCTTGAGCCACGATGTTACCTACACCACCACGGGCACCAAGCCTTCGGTCGATTTGGATCCGGCAATCGCTCCGTTCTCGGCGACGGTGGCGGTGACCCTCACCACTGGGCCTGCCAGCTACAAGCTGCAGTACACGATCGACGACTTCAGCGACCCCCTCAAGACCGATGCCACGGCATCCTGGTTCGATAGCGTGGACATTCCGGCGGGCACCGCCGCCAGCGCTGTTAGCGCTCTTTCGTCGCCTGTCACGCGCGTGCGGCTTGTCATCGCTACGCTCACGGCCGGATCCCTGCGCCTACAGACGCAGCAGGGCATGTCGATCAACTAAGGGGCAGCATGATCATGAAGCGAGCGCTGTTTGTTGTTTTGGCGCTGCTCTCGTTCGTCGCGCCTGCCTTTTCCCAGGTGACGCCGGTAAGGGTGGTTTCCGGGAATACGTATTCCGCTGCCGTTGACGTCTACACTGGCTACGCCAATCCGACCGACATCGTCTCGATCGTGGGATCGGCGCAGAAGGTCGTCAAGATCGTCAACATCCGGGTTTCCGGATACGCGACCGCCAACGACGTCATCCAAATCGATCTCGTGCGCCGCTCTGCCGCGGATACCGGCGGCACGCCAACCATCGCCACCAACGTGCCGCTGGACACGCTGAGCCCAGCTGCGACGGCTGTCGTTACCTCGTACGCATCGGCGCCGGGCACGTCAGGCTTGATCGGAAACATCTGCGCGTGCCAAGTTGAGTTGCCGGCCAAGGCTGGCGTGGGCGGCTATGTCCTGCAGTGGGATTTCAACGAGAACGGCGGATCTCCGCTGGTGCTGCGCGGCGCGGCCGAGACGGTGGCCCTGAATTTGCTGGGGGCGACGTTGCCGAGCGGCGGCACCCTGAACATCACCATCCGGTGGGTCGAGGAATGACCGAGGAGACGATCGATGGCTAACGGAGCGCTCACCAAGACCAGCCTTGTGGCCACGGCTGTGGCAAAGCAGGTGATTCCCGGCAACTCGCTGCGCAATTACCTGCTCATCGAGAACGTCGGGACGAACGATCTTGAGTTCGGTTTCGATTCGTCGCTGGCGGTCGGAAGTGGGATAGTGCTTTCCCCGGGCGGTCTCGGCAAGCAAGGTGGGTTTCTCGTTTGGGATGGCAACTTCATCCCGACAAACCCGATCTGGGTGATCTCGGCCGTCGGCTCGACGATCACCATCCTGGAGGGCTGAAATGCGCGCGATTTTCTACGCCCTGGTCGGCGCTATTTTGTGGGCGGCTTCGGCCGCCGCGCAGCCGTTTCCTCCGTCGCAAAACCCGGTATTGCCGCGCGTTGTCGGGAACATCCCCGCTGCCGTCACCTGGGATGGTACGAATTTCCCGATCTTCCCATCGATCATCTATCAGGCGGGGGCGGCCCCAATCGGTAGCGCTGGGATCACTCCAGAGGCGCTGTTCGATCGGTTTTCGACGTCAAGGTCGGCGCCAGGGGCGACGTTCTATGCTGCCGCCACCGGAGGGTCCGACTCCAACAACTGCCTCACCGCCGGCGCAGCTTGCGCCTCAATTGGTCACGCCGTCACCCTCTGCAACGCCGCTGCGGTCCCGTGCACCATATTCGTCTCCGGCGGCACCTCGAACATCTTCTACAAGGGTGCCGGCTTCACCAACTTCGGCACGATCTTCCCCACGGTCGACATCGCCTTTATTGCGACCGGCGGCGCGCGCATCAGGATGTGCATCTGCGACGCTTTCGCGGCGCCATCGAAGGATGCGACGTTTACCAACACCTATTCCTATGCGGTGACAAACGTCGAGCGCGTGGTCGACACGTCGCGGCGAGACCAGTTCGGCGACTACATCGAGTTGACCAACGTATCGACGGCGGCGATCGCCAACGTCACACCGAACTCGTATGCGCTGGTGGCTGGCACGATCTACATCCAGCGCTATGACGGCTCGGCCGTTACCAATGCCAACACGACGGTCTATCGGTCCTTGGGCGGTGCCAACGTCTATCTCAACAACGCGACCCAGACGAGCCTGTACATGGGCGGCCAGACCGCGGCAGATGGGTTCGATGTCGAAGGGGGGGCGGACGGTTTCAAGACCGCGTTCACCACCTATGTCTCAGCACTTGATGCGGTGGTGATTTCCAACACGTCGTTCAAGTATGCCGGCGGCACCGTCACCACGACCGGCAACTGCACGTCGGTGCACAGCTACAACGGCATCGTGGCGTATTTCAACACGCAGGCCGACAAGTGTTGGTCAGATGGGTTCAACGCGCACAACGATCTCACCCTGACGGGCGGAACGGCGGTAACCTCGATCCTCACGGTAAATGTGGCTGCGTTCGATAACGGGCGCGGCACCAGCCAGTCCAACAACTGTCTCACCAACCACGAAGACGTCAAGGCGATCGACATCGGTGCATGGTGCTGGGACAACCATGGCGGCTCGATCCGCAACATCAACTCGACCAAGTTTTACGGGCTCGGATCTTTCGTGCAGCTCGACCTTGGCGACATCGTTTATGGAGGCACGCAGCCCTCCACGGCGTTCCGAGTCGACAATACGTCGATCATGTACCTGGACACGATCCAATTTCAGATGCCCGCCGGAACATATGGCCTTTACGCGACATCCGGGGCATCCATCTTTGTCCGCAACTCTCCGATCGGTCGCCAGCCTAACGCCGGCGCAGGTACTTTTGGGACGTTCTGATGGCATCCTCCGGCACCTACAATTATGCGATCTCCAACGGAGAGGTGGTGCTGGCGGCCTATGAGCGCATCAAGGTCTTCGCGCCGTCGATCCGCGTCGAGCACATGATGACGGCGCGCCGCGAGCTTAACCTCGTGCTCGCAGAGGCTGCGAACAAGCAGGTCAATCTCTGGAAGGTCGACAAGGTCACGGTGCCGCTGATCAACGGGCAGGCTACCTACAGCGTCGATCCCAGCACCGTCATGATCCTGGATGGGTGGATCACGACGGGTACGGATTCGCCATCCGACGCGAACGACATTTACATCGTTCCGATCTCGCGCACGGAGTACGCCTCGTTCTCCCAGAAGCAGGCGCCGGGGCGTCCGACCTGTTACTGGTTCGATCGCCTGCTTTCGCCCACCTTCACGCTGTGGCCGGTACCGAACCAGAACAACCAGTACAGCTTCAATTACTATCGCTGCATCCAGATGCAGGATGCGAACCTGCCGGGCGGCGAGACGCCGGACCTACCGTACCTGTGGCTTCCGTGGTTCGTTGCGGCCATGTCGCACGCGCTCTCCCGCGTCTATTCGACGCCCGATATGGAGAAGATGCGCAAGGCCGATCGCGATGAAGCGTGGACGATCGCCGCGACGCAGAACGTCGAGAACGTGCCCGTCACCATCTCCCCCAACATCGGAAGCTACTACCGTCGGTAGGGGCTCAGTGATATGGAGGGAATATGGCACATCGTCCGCATCCAAAAATGGCGCGCACGAACCCCCGGCATCCGGAGGGGTGGGGGACGTGTCAGCGCTGCGGGTTTATCGGCAACCTCGTGGACTTCAATACTCAGTACCAGTGGGCTGGCCTGCGGCTAGTTTCTCTCAACCTACAGGTTTGCGACACCTGCCTCGATGAGCCGCAGCGGCAGCTTGGATCGATCGTGCTGCCGCCGGATCCGGAGCCGTTGATGCGCGCGCTGCCGGAATCGTACGCAATCGATGAATACTGGCCACGTCTCGTGCAGGGCGGCCAGCCGCGCTATCTGCAAGGGGGGCGCCCGCGCTATCTGCAGGTCATCAAATACTACGACACCAACTGAGGGGGCACCGTGAGTGTAAATCCAATCTCTCCGGACGTCTTCCAGGGCGGTCAGATGACCGATCTTCCGGTCTTCACCGGGACGTTCAATGGCACGGAGGTCTTCGAGGTAGTCGCGGCGCCGACCGGCCAAACCAACCCCGCGGCCGGCGTCAATTACCAGATCACTAGCGCGCTCCTTGCGGCGCTGCTCTCAAATCTCGGGCAAACCGCCGTCATCATCACGAATGGCCAGTACACGTCACCAGCCTCGCCGTACGTGCCTCCGATCGGCGTCTCCAGGATCTACGTCAGCAAGACGAACGTGGAGGCGACCTACATCCAGTTCGATCTCGCGTCCTCGTATCTTGTCGAGCCGCTGGTGAAGGAGATCGCCGGATCCGCAGCTCCCGCTATCACCGTCACCTTCACCAATGCCGAATCGGCGGATGGGAACACCAGCGTCCCCATCCAGACCCCTTATGGCGGGTATTTTTTCCGGCCGGTATCTTCGCTCAGCACCTGGACGCTTGGGAGCGCCTGATGAATCTCCTTCGATCACTGATCGCCGGTATCGCTCTCGCGCTGCTCACCGTCGGCAGCGCCTCGGCGCAGTGCGGCACAACGGCTCCGGCGAACAAGGTCTGCGGCAACAACACGGGATCGCAGGGGTTGGCAACCTGGGTGACCGTGTCGGCTGGCGGCCTCACGCCGATCGCCGGGGGCACCGTGCTTGGAAACCCGACCGGGCTGACGGCCGCTCCGGTCGCGACCAGTTCTCCTGTCCTTGGTGTTCCGGGCACCTCGACCGGGCAGGTCGGGTTGGCTGGGGCGACCTCTGGAACGGCCATTCTGCGCGCCCAGGCGGCGGCAGGGAGCGCCGTCGTACTTTTACCCACTGGAGCCGGAACGCTCGCGTCCAGCGCCTCCACGCCTCTCGTATTGGATCCTGTGGCCGGTGGCCTGACGTGTCCCACCTGCGTGACGTCATCAGGTGGAGGTGCGATCACCGGAACGGCTCCGATCTCGGTCTCGGCCGGCGGTGTCGTCTCGATCAACGCGCCCTATACGACGCTCACGGCATCTAACGGCGGCATCGTCTATTCGGGTGCTACTAACCTCGCCATCCTCGGTGGCACCGCTACGGCCCGGCAGATGCTGCAGTCCGGCGCCTCGGGCGCCCCGGCGTGGTCGACCGCAACGTGGCCGGCGACCACCACGATCAACCAGATCCTGTTCTCGTCGGCGGCCAACACTGTCACGGGACTTGCGACGGCCAACAGCAGTGTCCTTGTCACCAACGGATCTGGTGTGCCATCGCTGTCGACCACGCTGCCGACGGTCGCCATCCCGGCGATCACCGGGCCGGTGGCGATCACCTCAACCTCGGCATCGGCACTTGCTGTCGGCGCCAACGGGGCGACCAATCCTGTGCTTCAGGTCGATGCTTCGACCGCATCTGTGGCGACCGGTCTATCGATCAAGGGGGCCGCGGCCGCGGGCGGCGTGGCGGTGGCAGCGATCTCCTCGGGCACGAACGAAAGCCTGTCCGTCAACGCCAAGGGCTCGGGCGGTGTTTTCATCTCCGGGAGTTCTACCGGACAAACCCAAATTGGCAACGGTGGCGGCGGCGTTCTGGTCGGGAGCGCTCTCACCTACGGCGGGGTGACGCTTGCCAACTCGGTCACCGGTACCGGGTCCATGGTGCTGTCGACATCGCCATCCCTGGTGACGCCGGCACTCGGTGTCGCTACAGCCACGAGCTTGGCGTTGGGCGGCGCCACTATTGGCACCAATGCTCTCGCGGTGAACGGAACGTCTGTTGTTCAATCGACCAATGCGTCAGCATTCACTGTAGGCGCAAACGGCGCAACCAATCCTGTATTCCAAGTCGATGCTTCGACCGCATCTGTGGCGACCGGCTGGAAAGTGTTTGGCAATGCAGCTGGCGCGGCTGTTGGTCTGAGCGTCATTTCCTCCGGGACCAACGAGACTGGTGCGATCAACGCCAAGGGCTCCGGTCAGCTCGTGCTTGCCAACGTCTCCACAGGCGGCGTTTCTATCAATGGGCCTTTGGCCGGCACCGCCTTTGGAACCAACGTCGCCACGGCATTGGGCACTGCAAGCGGATCCGTCAACGGCTTTCCGCTGATCATCGCGAATGGCACGATCGCCCTCGGCACCAGCCTGATCGCCTCCGGGGCTTGCGGCACGGCTGCTACAGCTGCCGGTACGGGCATTGCGACGACCGACGTAATCGACGTTGGATTTAACACCGATCCGACTGCCGTGACCGGCTACACTTCGAGCGCGATGTTGACCTTGGTGATTTACCCAACAGCAAACACCGTGAACGTGAAGCAGTGCAACCTAACAGCAAGTTCGATTACACCCAGCGCTCTGACGCTGAACTGGCGGGTCCGTAGATGAATTTTCTGTACCGTCTTTGCATCTATGTTACTGCGGCGCTCGTAGCGATCTCGCCGGTTCGAATCGACCGCGTTAGTGCAACGACCGTTCTACCGGTTCTCGGACTGCAGTCGTCTACGGTTTTTTCCTGCACCGGTGGCACGATCACGAATAGCGGCGGAAACCGCATTCACACATTCACATCCGGCGGCACGCTTGTTTGCAGTGGCCCCGGCAGCAAAACAGTCAGTTACCTTGGCTGTGGTGGTGGGGGAGGTGGAGGAGGCTTTCTTGGCGGCGGCGGTGGCGGCGGTGGTGTTGTCACCGGATCCACAAGTCTGTCAGCAGGGAGCACCTCGGTCACTGTCGGTGCTGGTGGCACAGCCGGACCTAATGTCAACAGCACGTCGGGCAGTGGCGGCAACGGGCAAAATACCGTCCTTGGTGCGCTTGCTACGGCGGGCGGTGGTGGCGGCGGCTCCGGAAATGGGGGCGCCAGTGCAGTAGCTGGAAACGGCGCCGCTACGAACGGCAACGGCGGCGGTGGCGCCAATAGTTCAGCCGCAGGCACGGGCAATGGCTCCGGGTTTGCTGGCGGCACTAACGCCGCCAATCCATCAGGTGCCAGCGGCGGCGGTGGTGCTTCTGGTTTGGGCGCAAACGCAGCTTCAGGGACAAGTGAGGTCGGAGCCAACGGAGGCAACGGGGTCGCAAGTTCGATCAGCGGGGCGAGCGTAACCTACGGCGGCGGCGGCGGTGGCGGCGGCCGCCTCGATGCCGGAGGCCTTCAGGCCGGCGGGGTCGGAGGAACGGGAGGCGGCGGCAATGGTGGCGCGTCGGATGGGTCGTCAGGCCCCAATGCAGGCACAGCAAACCTATGTGGTGGAGGCGGTGGCGGCGGGTTTAACGGGACCGGTCACGCTGGAGCCGCCGGAGGTTCGGGTGTAGCAATCTTCTCCTACGTTTTTCCGTAGAGGTCGTTATGGTCGGGCTCACGTACAACACCTTCGTCACGTCCCTGGCGAATATGATTTCCACCGACGTCACGGACGTTGGCTATGTCGCGGCGCTGCCGAACATCATCGACGATGCCGAGCAAAGGATCTATCGCGAGCTGGATCTGCTGTCGACGATGGTGACCGCCGCTGGTCTACTGACGACGGGGAGCCGACAGTTCACGCTTCCCACCACGACACCGAACGGAAACTTCGTTGTGGTGGAGGAGTTCAACGTGATCACGCCGGCAACCGTCACCAACCCTGAATTGGGAACGCGGGTGCCACTGCTTCCGGCGTCAAAGGAGTTCTTGGACGCAGTCTATTCCAGCGTGGCCGGGCATGGTGTGCCGCAGTATTTTGCCCCGGTTAGCCAGCAGAATTGGATAGTAGGTCCGTGGCCCGATGCCGGGTACACTATTGAAGTGGTTGGCACCATTCGCCCCGAGCCGCTCTCGGCGACCAACCAGACCACCTTCCTGTCGCAGTATCTCCCGGATGTCTTCCTAGCTGCGGCGCTGGTATTCTCGGCCGGCTACCAGCAAAACTTCTCGTCGATGGGGGATAACCCGCAGCAGGCCGTGACGTGGGAGAGCCATGTGCAAAAGCTGATCGATTCGGCTAAGGTGGAGGAGATCAGAAAGAAGTTCGGTTCGCAGGGATGGTCATCGAAGTCGCCAGATCCGATCGCGACGCCGCCGCGCACATGAAGGGGCTAGGAAGTGGTCAATCCGCAAACCGTCAACGTCGGAATCATCGTCCCGCTCACCGGTGCTGACGTTGACCTGTGGGGGCAGAACGACGTCAACCCCAACATGGTGGTTATCGATGGCTACATTGGTGGCATTCAGACCGTTGCTGTGACCAACTCGCCCGTGACGTTGACTTCTCCTGCAGGCTTTACCGCGACGCCATCGCCGGGGCCGACGGAGGCGCAAAATAGGGTGCTGCGCTTCACCGGCGCCATGACTGGGAATGTACCGGTCACGCTGCCGTTGCCGGGCGTCTACGTGATCGAGAACCTGACCACGAACAATTTCATCCTGTCGTTTCGCGGCGCTGTGGCGGCGACCGAGGTCGTCGCCGTCGACCAGGGTGAACGGCAGACTATCTACAACGACGGCTCGAACGTGCGGTTCGTGGATTTGGGTGGGCGTGTCGGGCAGATCGAGATGTGGGCCGGTCTCACGGCGATGCCGGCATGGGTTGCTGCCTGCACCAAACCTCCATACCTGCTGTGCGATGGGTCGGTCTATAATTTTTCGGACTATCCATATTTGGGCCAGCGCCTGCTGGGCAAGTTCGGCGGTAACGGTATAACGACGTTTGCTGTCCCCGACCAAAGTGGCCGGGTGGCGCTGCCCTATGACAAGACCGGAACGCGCATTACCGTCGCCGGCTGCGGTCTTAACGGTCAAACCATCGGAGCGACGCTAGATCAGCAAAGTGTTGCGCTCACAGCAGCCCAATTGCCCAGCAATATCCCTTATACGGATCCTGGCCACACCCACGGGGTGTCCTCCGTGCTCGGTATTTCGTCGGCCGGAGCCATCATCCCGTTGGGAGGATCGTCGAACAACACGACCTTCAATTATACGGTGACCACCAACACCACCAACATCACCATCAATCCGGCAGGAGGTGGCGCTCACCCCAACGTGCAGCCGTCCATTGTCACCGGCATCCCTGTGATCAGGGCGTTCTGATATGCCATTCGGTGGTGTGAAGCTGATCCCAGGCGTCAATGTTGAGCGTACGCCGACGCTCAATGAGGCTGGTGTGGTGTCCAGCCAACTCATCCGCTACCGGGACGGCCTTGTCCAGAAGTACGGTGGATGGGCTAACTTCTATCCGTTCGCGGTCGGTGGCGTGCCGCGCGATCTCCATGCATGGGAGGATCTGAACCAAGCCAACCGACTTGCCGTCGGGACCACGACGCAACTGTCGGCGATTGCCGGGTCTGTCTTGGTGAACCTGACGCCGCAAACCCTGTTGTCGGATTTTGCGCCAAACTTCACGACCACGCTCGGGTCTCCGTCGGTGCAGGTGACGGACGCAAACATTACGAACGTCACAACCTTCGATTCGGTTTTTTTCAATACGCCGGTGTCAGTTGGCGGTATCGTTCTCGCTGGGCTGTACCCGATCGATAGCGTCACAGGTGCTAACAGCTATCGCATCACGGCGGCTATGAACGCTACGGCCGCAGTTGCCAACGGTGGTGCCGTTCCGGTGTTCACCACGGTTACAGGAAGCGCCAACGTCTCGGTGCAGTTGGACTCTCACGGCTTGGGCGCCGCTCCCGCCAATACCATCGTCTTCCCGATTCCTACGGTGGTGAACGGCATCACGATCGATGGTCTGTACACCGCGGTGTCGATTGTCGACGCCAACAATTTTGTCATCCAGACCGCAGCGCAAGCGACCGGCGCCGGATCGGTGTCGATGAATGGCGGCAATGCCGAGTTGGTCTATTACATCGCGCTCGGGCCGCCCCCTGGCGGGGTTGGCTACGGCCTCGGTGGCTATGGCCTTGGCGGCTACGGCACGGGCGTGGCGCAATCGGTGCAACAGGGAAACCCGATCTCAGCGTCCGATTGGACTACAGACAATTGGGGGCAGATCCTGCTCGCGTGTCCGGAAGACGGTGGCATCTATTACTGGGATCCGACCGGAGGATTTCTGAATGCCAGCCTGATCTCCTCTGGCCCGATCTACAATTCCGGCATGTTTGTTTCGACGTCGGCGCAGATCGTCGTGGCCTACGGATCGACGATCACCGAGCAGATCGGCGTGCTCCAGGATCCCATGCTGGTTCAGTGGTGCGACAGCGGCAACTTCTTCGATTGGACGCCAACCGACACCAATTTGGCGCGCAATTTCCGCATTCCGATCGGATCGCGCATCGTCGCCGGCATGGCGGTTTCGAACCAGAACCTGATCTGGACCGATCTCGACCTCTGGATCATGAACTTCATCGGATTCCCGAACGTCTACGGGTTCAATAAAATCGGTGCGGGGGCCGGAGCTGCGTCGTCCCATGCGGTACAGCAGCTGCGCGGCGGCGTGCATTGGATGGGGACGTCGAACTTCTATCGCTATGCCGGCTCCGGCGTGGAGGTGGTGCCGTGCCCGGTATGGGACTTCGTGTTCCAGCAGATCGATACCACGAAGTTGAAGAACGTGCGCGCGATGCCGAACACGCCGTTCAACGAGGCCGGATATTTTTTCACTACGACGTCGAGCCCGAACGGCGAGAACGACGCCTACGTCAAATACAACATCACCGAGCCGGGCGCGCCGTGGGACTACGGCTACCTGCCGCGATCGGCGTGGATCGACCAGAACGTGTTTGGGCCACCGATCGGTGCAAGCCCGGCCAGCGTGATTTATCAGCACGAGACCACCAACGATGCGGCCGGACAACCCATGGCGTGGTCCTATTCCACCGGCTTCTTCAAGCTGGCTGAAGGTCAGGATTACGTGTTCGTTGATCGCTGGCTTCCGGACTTCAAATGGGGAGAGATCGGGCAGGCCGGATCTGCGCAGATCCAGATGACGTTCAACGTCACGAACTTCCCTGGTGACACCCCGCGCGTCTACGGTCCCTATACCGTGACGCAGGCGACCAAATTCATCACCACCAGATTCCGTGGCGCCCTCGTCAGTGTCACCATCTCCGGCGACGATCTTGGTAGTTTCTCCCGTCTGGGCTATATCCGGTACCGATATGCCCCGATGGGAAGGAACGGGTAATGGCCGCCGCTGATCTCGACACCATCAACTCGACGCAAATCGAAGGCGTCAAGAACCTCGGCCTGATCGTCCAGGTGCTGCAGAAGGCCTTTGGCTTCCTCGGCGGCACCAGCGGCTCGGCGACCGGGGGCGCAGCGACGCTTCCCGCCAACCCGGTGGGATTCGTGACAATGACGCTGCCGAATGGCCAGTCCGTAAAAGTCGCCTACTATGACTGAGCGATGGCTTCCAGTTGTTGGTTTCGAAGGGCTGTATGAGGTAAGCGATCTCGGCCGTGTTAAGTCGGTCGATCGCACCTGCCCGTCTAAAGACGGTGGCACCCGCACGGTGCCGGAAAAGATGCTCAACGGGAGCGCGTGGGGTCCATATTTGTGCGTCACGCTATTCCGCGACGGAGTGAGGCTGCGGCAAAACATCCAGTGGCTGGTCATGTATGCCTTCGTTGGCCCTAAGCTCGATCCAGATTGGGAGGTGTGTCATGATGATGGCAGGCACCATAACAATCGCCTATCGAATCTGAGGTACGACACCCGAGTTGGCAACTTCGCCGACAAGGTAATTCACGGCACCCACCAGCGCGGTGAGAGGCACGGCAACGCCAAGCTAACCGATGAACAAGCCATGTCGGTTTTGCGAGACCTCCGTCGACCGCAGGAGATTGCGCTAGAATATGGCGTGAGCGATGCTACGGTTTATCTCATCAAGAACCGAACGAACTGGCGACATCTGGAGGCCTAAATGCCGCTCAAAAAGGGCTCCTCTCGCGCGGCGATCTCCAGCAATATCCGAACCGAGATAGCGGCGGGCAAGCCGCAGCGACAAGCTGTCGCCATTGCGCTGGATGTCGCGCGCCGCAACCGCGCCGATGGCGGCGAGGTGTCGTTCGACGATCGCTTCACCGGGGAGCCATACCGCGAGACGGCTGATGACCTTGCCGCGCGAGCCAGGAACCTGCTCCGAGGTCAGCAGGACCGCCTGCCGCCGCCTACCGATGAGCCTCGCGGTGCATTCGATTACAGCGGCGTAGGAGGAGCACTGCCTGAAGCCTATCAGGATCCGGCTACGACGGCCGCCCATGAGCCAATTATCTCCGGGTTGACCAGTATGGCCACCCTGCCGCGGCGCGCTCTGGAGGCCTCCCAGCGCATGGTGGAGACGGGTGAATATGACCCGGCCCCGGCGGTAGAGACGGCCATGAATCTGATGGGCACCGGGATGCCGTTCGCGCAGGTGGGTGCCGCTGGCATCTTTGGTGGACGCCTCGCCAAAACGGCAGATCATGCCGCCCTGGCACGAGCGGAGGAAATGCACGCCGCCGGCGCGGCGCCGGAGCAGATCCATGCCCAGACCGGCTGGTTCCAAGGAGCCGACGGGCAGTGGCGGTTTGAGATCCCGGATCAGGCTAGCGGTTTCTTTCGGCCGACCACCCGGTCCACGATCGACAATTACGACATTGTCAACCCGCGCACCGTGAAGACTGGCGAGGCCTACAACCACCCGGATCTCTATGCCGCCTATCCGGATTTGGCGCAGACCGATCTGCGTTTTGGCCCGCTCACTGACATGAACGGCTATTACCGGAAGCCTGGAGTAGAGGCACCGGGCGACCTGATCCCTCCACCGGAGGAGCAAATCGGCCTCAACACGCCGCCAGATCGTTACGGCGACAACATGAAGCGAACGCGCTCCACCATGCTGCACGAATTGCAGCACGCGGTTCAGCAGCGCGAGGGGTTTGCGCCGGGATCATCACCAGAGGCGATGCAGACCCTCACCCAAGTCGGTGAGGATGCACGGTTGCTGGCTGAGTTGGGGTCCGGCTTCGAGTTCAAGAAGGCCACGGGGAGAGATCCGCACCCGGCCGCTCGGGCTCTGGTCGCGCAAATGACGCCGGAAGAACTGGCGCAAATCGAGCGAGACCCCTATAACGCCTATCGTCGGGTCGCGGGCGAGGTCGAGGCGCGCAACGTCCAGGCGCGGCGCGATATGGCTCCGGAGCAGCGCCAAGCATCGTTCCCGCGCTCGACCGAAGACATTCCTGCCGAAAAGCAATTGATTGGAGCATCTCATGACCCAGCAACCACGTCGGCCGATGCCAACGGACCAGCCGCAGCCGCCAACCCCGAAGGAGTGGGATCCGGAGGAGGAGGGCCGGGAGGAAATGCGGGCCTACAGCAAGCACAGGCAACGGCAGCGCGGTGGGCCGGAGCCCGCCAGCCGCTAGAGGGCCTTCCTGGCCCTCTCAAAATCGGCGATGAGCATTTCGTCCCGGGCCCCATCGGGAAGATTCACGACGTCGCCGAAGACTACATGCGGACGCACCACCCAGACCGTCCCTACACGCCACCGACGCGCTATCATCCGCTTGATCCAGAGCACTCCAAGGCTATTGCACAGGCCTACGAGGAGATGCAGCACACCCCGAACGACCCGGCTACGCGGGCGTCCTATGATGCTCTGATCAAGGAGACAGCGGACCAGTATCAGGCGATCAAAAAGACCGGCCTCAAGATCGAGCCGATCCCGCCAGATATGCCAGACCCGTACGCGGCGAACCCTAGGCTGGCTGCGAAGGACGTCGCGGAAAACAATCATCTGTGGTTTTTCCCGACTGAGCAGGGGTTCGGTACGGTCAACAAGATCTCCGACAATCCGATGTTGCGCAACACCGGCGAGAAGATCGGCGACCACCAGTTGCTCGCCAACGACATGTTCCGCATCGTCCACGACTACTTCGGGCACCTGAAGGAAGGCCACGGCTTCCGCGCGGCCGGCGAGGACAATGCGTGGCGCACGCACGCGCAGATGTACAGCGACATTGCTCGTCCGGCGATGACGACCGAGACGCGCGGCCAGAATAGCTGGGTGAATTACGGTCCGCACGGCGAGGCGAACCGGAAGGCCAGCGCAGCCAACACGACCTATGCAGATCAGAAGGTCGGCCTGCTGCCCGAGTGGACGATGCGCGACCGCAATTCGCCGGCGCCGATCATGGTTTACCATGGCACGCCGCACTCGTTCGACCGCTTCGACATCTCCAAGATCGGCACGGGTGAAAACAATCAGGCCTACGGCCACGGGCTCTACTTCGCCGGCAATGAGCCTGTTAGCGAGTGGTATCGTCATCAGCTGGCGACGCGCCAGGATCCGTTGCTCAACAAGTACGGGCTGAACGAAGTTGGCCACGTCGTCGGGTCTCACCTGTCGGATTACGGTGGTGATGCCGGCAAACTCGCGGCAAAGTATGCCGACGAGCGCAACAAGCTGATCGCCAGCGGCAACACCGACAAAGCCACCACGAACATGATCGACGAGTACGATCGTCGCATGCGCTATCTCGGCGATCCGCAGCGCTCGCGTGGCCACCTGTATCAGGTCGGCATGAACGTGAACCCGGAGCATCTTCTCGACTACGACCAAACTTTCGCCAACCAGTCACCGCATGTGCAGGGCCGCACCGGCCCGGTAATGGAGCAGAGCATCAAGGAACAGCTTGAGGCGATCGACCGGCTGCTCGATAAAGGTGGCAGCGGTACCGGCAAATGGTATCGCCCATTCACCAAGCAGAAGATGCAGGCGCTCGAAGGCCAGCGGCTGATGCTGCAACAGGCTGGTCCGGCGCCGTTCACGGGGGGCGAGATCTACAAGCGCACCGGCCTTCCGGCGGGCAACCCGAACGAGGGCGCGGTGAATGCTTCGCGTCGTCTGCGGGCGATGGACATCCCCGGGCTGCAGTACCTTGATTCTCAGTCGCGCGGCGTGGGCCGCGGCACCCGCAACTACGTCATGTTCGGAGATGAGCCGCTGCAGATTCACCGCAGATACCGCAATGGCGGCGCGGTCGAGAGAGCCGTGCGGATTGCGCGCGCAGGCGGCGGCGCGGCCTTTGGCGTTCTGTCGCCGGGAGAGCAGGCCGAGGAAGATGATGTTCAGCCGATGAACGTCGCGCGCAGCTCTGATGACAGTCCGGTCCTGTTCAAGACAGCTGATCCTCGCTTCAACATCACCCAGCAGGATCTCGATCGCGCAATCAGCATCGGAACGACCGCGGCGACAGTCGGGGGCGGTAGCCTGCGCGGCGCAGTGTCACGTTTTGCGGATGAAGCTGGCGCTGCCATGCGCCATGGTCGAACCTACGCCGAGCCGGAGTTCACGCCCGGCGGAAGTCGCATCATCAACAAGGGGGTCGAGAACCCGCCGAACCCGAAGATCCAGACGGTTGCGGATCCATACCGGATGATGTTCCCGGGTGTCTACCGCAACCCGCGTACCATTGCGGAGGAGGCGGCGTCTCGGGTCGGACAGGAAGACCCGGCGATGCAGCGCTTGTTCGGCGTCACGCGCGGTGATCTGCGCGAGATGGCGCAGGGTCGCGTGGGCAATGAAGCCCCCGTGGTGCCGCCGGCGGGGGCGCGATCGCGCGGCGCACTGAGCGCGCAAAACATCCAGACACCCCAGAACACCCAGCGCCTCCAAGACATCCTGGCCGAGGCCGGCCGCCA